GTTTCATTCTTCGATGAATATGAAGACAATTTGTGCAAAGCTACTACAAAATATCTACTTGAGAACTATGATCAATGGTATCATGATGGGTTGATTGAAGCAGCTACTTACATTCCAATTGATCTTGAAGAGAATTTCTTTGGCAAGATACTGTTGGGAACACGTGTGTTCTCTACAGTTACCACACATCATAAGACCATGATGAAATGGAAATTGTTTACACCACTAGCTGGTTTAATGACTGCTAGTACGATGCTAGTAATTGCTTATCCTATCACATTTGTGATGTTAGCATTACCAAATCTATTTTTGACGTGTTTTACACTCAATAGATATAGACATCTTGGTGAAGAAGCAAAAGCTCATCTATTAGCTGAAATTGCTGATAGAAAGAAATCTCTTGAACCATTGGCTTTAGAACAGCGACAGAAATACGGTAAATATCTATTTTATGGAATAACCGGTGCTGCTACACTTGTAGTAACTCTCAAAGTTCTGAAGATTTTGAAGTCATTGTGGGACGATAAGAAAGACAAAGAAAGTTTATTAAGACCAAACACTATGTCTGATATTGAAGAACGCAATGCTCTACCCAATGAATGGGCTGATAACACTATTGGAAACTTGAAGAAAGGAACCGCATCACGCGATCAATTGAATCAAGTTGTTCGAAGGAATCTGATCAAATGTCAAGTATTTGGCACTGATTCAAATGCGAAAAGTTGTGCATTGATTTTACATGCTGGTTTACTAGTCATGCCAAAACATAACTTAGTTCCTGGATGGAACCGTGTACGAATTAGCCGACCAGGCTTTTATCTCGATATTCCGTTGTGTGATCAAAGTGTCTACCAATGCCCAGATCGTGATCTTGTATTTATTTATAGTGCAAACATCCGTGGTAGAGATATCTCCAAGCATTTGCGTGCGAAGAACACGAATACCAGCGTAATGCGACTCCTCCCTTCTCCTCTGACTCATACTTTTGTGAATGATGAAGGTGAATATGTTTCGCAAGATTTGCATGGCACTTGGTCTAATGAGATTAAAGCCAGTGAAGGCTCCTTCTGTGGATGGAATTATCCTATGAAAGAAGCATCATTTGTTGGTTCTTGTGGATCTGCTCTAGTTATCCGTGATGGTGCCCAATGGGTACTTGGTGGAATACACTTAGCAGGAAATGGTCACGTTGGTGCTGGAGGTAGTATCTGTGAAGAAGACATGATTGCAGCTCGTGCTCATTTTAATGAGTTACCTGATATTGCTGAGATGGGAATGGTCCCGACCACCATCATTGGCGATTCCGAAGCTATTAAGTTTCAAGCTGTA